AGAGGTATACAACCGCATCAGACTCGGCAATCCAGAGCTCATTAAAAAGGTCACAACCATACGATCACTTGAGAAGGCAGACCCAGAGCATGACCGACTGAAGTCATCACTGAATGCCATCATGTTCAATGGGACGTTCACCGAGCGAAATGATAGCAGTCTTGTCGAGCATTCTGGTCTGTGCATCCTGGACTTCGACCAATATCCAACAAAGAAGCTGATGATGGAAGAAAGAAAGAGGCTGATTGCTGACCCCCATGTGATGATGGTGTTCACTTCGCCCAGTGGGAATGGTCTCAAAGCTGTCATCCGAATCCCGAAGTCGGACAAGGTAGAGCACAAGCGCAGATTCACAGCATTCGGAAAGTACTTCGACAGCGAATACTTCGATACAAAGAACAGCAACGTGAGTCGTGTGTGCTTCGAGTCATACGACCCCGACATCTACTTCAATGAGTTCTGCCAAGTCTTTGAAGGCATCGAGCAAGACCAGGGATTCAGCTACACTGAGCGCACTCCCATATGCATCCTATCCGATGAGGACAAAATCATCAACCTCATTGAGCGATTCGACCATGGTTGTCAATTCGTGGAGGGCAGTCGCAATGAGTTCGTGTTCAAATTGGCAGCTGTGCTCTGCGAGTATGGCATCAGTAAGGATACGGCAGAACAGTACATATACACCAGGTATGCTCAAGGCACCAGCTTCAGTGAGCAAGAGATGGTCACAACCGTGCGCTCGGCATACAAAAAGGCATCCTATGGCATCAAGTACTTCGAGGACAAAGATACCTTTCAGAAGGTGCGTCAGAAGCTAAAGAGCGGCATTACAGATGATGACATCAAGAAGCAGCTGAACGTCAGAGAGGATGTCATTGAGGACATCAAAAAAGAGATTCAGACAGGTGATGATATCTTCTGGTCAGTCAATGAGAAAGGTGGTATCACAATACAGCCATCAAATTACGCTGAGTTCCTGGTCAAGAATGGCTTCAACAAGTACTATCCCGAGAATGCTGAGAAGCCGACCTTTGTCAGAGTAAAGGAGAACAAGGTCAGAATATCATCGGCAGAACAAATCAAGGACTTTGTGCTCACCTATCTGCAAGGGAAGGGTGAGATGGATGTATGGAACTACTGCTCGAGGAATGCGTTTCTCTTCAATGAGAACTTCATAAATATGATTGATAGTATCAACATACTGATGCTTCAGGATAGCAAGGATGCATCTTATATCCCATTCAAGAATGGAGTGGCTAAGATATCCAAGAGCAAAGTGGAGCTCAAGAGCTACATCGATGTGGATGGCTATATTTGGGAGAATCAAATCATCGAGCGTGACTTCACACTGTTGGATGACTGCACCAATGACTTTCAAGATTTCGTGAGCAAGGTCTCAGCAGATGACAGCGGCAGAGTTAATGCACTGGAGACAACACTCGGCTATTTGATGCACACCTTTAAAGATAAGACTGACCAGAAAGCAATCATCTTCAATGACCAAGAAATCGATGACAACCCAAATGGTGGGTCAGGCAAGTCACTGATGTTGGCAGCACTCGGCAATCTGCGCAGAGTGGTCAAGATAGATGGCAAGAGCTTCAATCCATCCAAGTCTGATTTCGTTTATCAGCGAGTCAACCTGGACACGCAGATACTTGCATTCGATGACGTGCGCAAAGCATTCGACTTCGAGCAGCTCTTCAGCCTCATCACCGAGGGAATCACCGTCAACCGCAAGAATAAAGATGAGATATTTATCCCATTCAACCGCTCACCAAAGATTGTCATCACCACCAACTATGTCATCAGTGGTGCTGGGTCATCTCATGACCGCAGACGTCACGAGCTGGAGTTCTATCAGTACTTTCACAGCAAGCGCAGCCCACTCGATGAGTATGGTCGGCTCTTATTCGACTCCTGGAGCGATGAAGATTGGTTGAAGTTCGATAACTACATGGTGAAGAATCTCCAGAAGTACCTTACAAATGGATTGATGAAAGCCATCAGCATCAACGCAGATGCCAAGCGACTCATTCAGGCAACGTGCAAGGACTTCTTTGACTGGGCTGAAGAAGGCAACCTCGCTCTTGATGTTTACCACTACAACGGCAGCAAGATACAAGAATTTACCTCCGAATTTACCTCATTCAAGGAGCTTGAGCCTCGCAGATTCCTCAAATGGGTGCAGTCATATGCCGATTATAAAGGATACAACATCACAAAAGGTCGCAATCACAACGGCAGATACTTCATTCTCGATTCGGGAACTCCCAAACCGACTCCAGAAGCTGATGATATTTGGGATGAACTTAATGAACAAGCGAAACAATGACAAGACAACACCGACAACTACTCAAGGACCTCCAGCTCAAGCACAAAATGGAGAAGTATCCAACCATCCCACCGCACCTAATTGCCCTGGACCAATGGAATGACAACGGAGCCAATGCACTGACCAAATCAATCATCGCATTCCTTCAGTTCAGCGGATGCCAAGCGGAGCGCATCAATACGATGGGAGTCTATCGCAAGAAATATCGCACAGATGGAGTAGCAATCGGTGGGCAATGGACCAAGGGCACCGGAACACCAGGCTCGGCAGATATCTCAGCCACGATCAAGGGGAGGTCTGTCAAGATAGAGGTCAAATATGGAAAGGATAGGCAGTCACAAGCACAGAAAGCATATCAAAAAGCCATTGAAGAGGCTGGTGGTGTGTATGTTATTGCAAAAGATTTTGAAGGATTCTTGAATTTTTATGAGCAGTTTTGCGAATCAATCGAATAAAAGCGTATATTTACGAATCAAAACAACAAAAACAACAATTTATGACTACAAAAAAAGCCGAGCCAATGAACATTTGGCAAAAATTGCACGCTGCCAAGCAGCAAATCGGAAAGGTTGCTAAGAATGCAACGAATCCACATTTCAAAAAGAGCTATGCTGACATCAATGCGCTGCTCACAACGGTGGAGCCAATCCTCCACGAGCATGGACTGCTACTCTTGCAGCCAGTGGTGGGCAATGATGTGGTGACTCGTATCATCGACATCGACTCTGGTGAGGTCATCGAGTCATTCATGAGCCTTCCAGTCATCACAGACCCACAAAAGGTGCTCGCTGCCGTCACTTACTTCCGTAGAGGTACTTTGCAGTCACTGCTCTCACTTCAAGCCGTTGATGATGATGGAAACACAGCCGCTCAAGGTGCAGCATCAAAGCCAACAATCGATGACAACAGATTCAAGAAAGCACTCGAATCAATCGAAGCTGGCAAGTACACAGCACAACAGTTGTCTGCCAACTATGCACTCACTGAAGCTCAGACCAAAATGCTTGCGTTATGAAATGGCATCCATCGCAAATCGGTAAGCTGATGACCAATGGCAGAGCCAAGGACAGCATCGGAGAAACAGCCAAGAGCTACATCAAGCAGTGTGTAAAGGAGGATTTCTATAACTACACCACAGAACTCAACAACAAATACATCTGGAAGGGTAGAGAGCAAGAGCTGGAATCAATCAACCTCATCAACTCTGTGAGATTCACTGACTATGTAAAGAATGAAGTGACCATTGAGAATGACTATCTCATCGGAACAGCTGATATTGTCATCGAGTCAAGAGTAATTGACGTCAAAACATCATGGTCACTGGACACATTCCCGGCACTGATGGAAGATGCTGTCAATCCACTCTATGAATGGCAGCTCAGAGCATACATGATGTTGTATAACAAGCCATGTGCTGAGCTCATATACTGCATGGTGACCACCTGGGATGAATTCCTAAACGAATACGAGAATCTCCAGCTCCACAGAGTGGACCACATCAATCCTGAGAAGCGCATCACAGCACTCTGGTACGATAGAGATGAAGATATTGAGGCAAAGATGGTTGTTCGCCTTAAAGAAGCATCCGAATTATATCACGAGTACTATGAACAATTAAATAACAAATAAAAATGGAAGAGCTAAAAGCAAAAGGCACCATTCACCTCATCGGTGAAGCCAAACAAGTGAGTGAGAAAATGAATCTCAGAGAGTTCGTGCTCAGCATCGATGACAAGTATCCGCAGCTGGTACAATTTCAAGCAGTGAATGAGCGAGTGAAGTTCCTGGATGGAGCCAAAGTCGGTCAAGAATGTGAGGTCAAGTTCGACTTGAGAGGCAGAGAGTACAATGGCAAGTATTATGTGAGCCTCAATGCTTGGGATATCCGCATCGCAACAGCAGCAGCACCATCAAAACCAATCTCAGATGAAATCGATGACGATTTACCTTTCTGATGGCGAGAACATTCGGGACTTCATCCACAAAGAGTTGAGGTCCCGACTCTCAAGCCGATACAAAATGACTCATTTGGCTGAGGATATGAATCTCAACTACTACACCCTCAACCGATTCATGAGAGGCAATGGGGTGGGTGATGAGTTCTACATCCAAGCATTTAACTTCCTCATGAAATGAAGTACTTTATCGCATACATAGGCACCAGGAATGAAAACCTCGACAACTTGGTTGCAAGGGTGCACGACTTATTCAACATGATGCCAGGTGTCAACACTTGCATCGTGCTCACCATCTCGGATGAAGTGCACATCTCGGAAGTGACTCCAGAAGAATTCTATGAACAATATGCAAGCCTTAACTAATGGAACAGCAAATACAAGACCCAATAGTTCTCAGAGTACTCTCCAAGTATTATGAGCGCAGCCAGCTCGGAATCGAAAAATATGGGCGCACTTTAGATCGTGATGACCTTAGCCTCACCGATTGGTTGAATCACCTCCAAGAGGAGCTGATGGATGCCACTCTGTATATCGAGAAACTGAAAGCTGAAGTCAAAACCTTTAAAACAGAACAATGAAAGCAACACTACACTTTGACCACGATGAAAGGGATGAGCTACAAGATGCGATAAATGCGTGGAAATGGAGATTCGCAATACACGAACTTGACCAAGAAATGCGCTCAGTAATCAAGCATGGACAATGGCACAATCGAGAGGCTACCGATGTTGAGATGCAAGTCACAGAATACTGGAGGGCAAAGCTCCGTGAATTAGTAAACGATGAAAACCTAACACTATGAGACCAGACCAAGAATTCCTCGCAGCACTCACCACGATGATACTCGTGACAGCAGTGGCTATCATATTGATTATTAAACTTATCTTTGACCTATGGAACTGATACTCTCATACCTCGCACTCGGGTGGCTGATTGCCAACTTCGAGCCTCTGCACTGGGTCATTGACCTACTATTCATCAAAGTCATCCCAAGCACAAAGCTCGGTGATTACATTCATGCTGGCTTTGGTTGCTGGAAGTGCACCTCATTTTGGACTGCTTTGGCACTTTCTGGCAATATATATACGGCAGCAATCACAGCGATGGGTGCCTACATCATCAGCGAATGGATAGAGAGCAAATCGATATAATCAACGCAGTCAAGGCAATGCCTGAGCAAGAGCGATACAGCAAAATAACGCTGAACGTGCTCAAGCGCATCAAGGTCGCAGAGACCGGAATGCCTGACCGTGAATGCTTCTGCTCTCAGCTGAGGCGCAAAATATGGTACAAGGAATTCATCAACTGGTATGAAGGCAACTCTTGACCGATACATATCATCTCACTACGAGGAGCTGCACAGATACACCAGGTATTTCTGCTCCAAGTACAATCCACATCTCACAATTGATACGGTCATATCCAACGCATATCTGCACTGCATCGAAATCAATGACAACACAGAGGATGTCGGCAAGGTCAAGAGTTATATTCTCAATTCAATCAAGCGACAAGTCATTTGGAAGAACGTCGACAGCTATAAGCACGAGAAAATCTTCGCCAATGAGATGGCTGTCCCAGACCGATACGATGACGGGGAAGACCTCAGCTACAAAATAGCCATCGAGCAACAATACCAGGGATGGAAGTCATCAGTGGACATCTACCGAGATGGACTGACAGACAATGTGAAGATTGCAGTGGCTAAGGCTTACTTCGACAAGGGTCTCACAACAGCACGATCAATGGCCGAGTACTTCAACATCCCAGTCACTTCAGCACACTACCTAATCGCAGACATAAAAAATACACTAAAAACCATACATCATGAAAATAAAAGATGAATACAAGGGACAGACTATCGTCAAAAACACCACGCTCGGAAACATGAGAGTCGTTGTTGACAATATAGATGTCAGCAGATACCGTCACTATGTGAGCATAGGATTCGGCTATTTGTTCGAAGAGGAGAACGTCAGCACAACTGCACCAGAACAGTGCATTCGATATGAAGGCATCGAGGCAGATGAGCAGACGGAAGCTCCAGCAGCAACACCAAAACCAAAACGCAAAAGGAAAACCAATGCCAAAACCGACACCAAACGAAGCCAAGGATGAGTTTCTGAATCGCTGCATGGGCGATGAAGAAGCACTCCAGGACTTTCCTGAGAATGACCAGCGATTTGCTGTGTGCAATTCCCTATGGGATGAGTCAAGAATGACAGCACTATCAAAATATATGGAAGTATTTGCAGAGAAAACCTACTCCGACTATCCCGATTCAGTGCGCAATAACGCACGCAGAGGAATCGAACTCAACAAAGAGCTCGGTAACAAGTGCGCAACTCAAGTCGGCAAGGTCAGAGGACAGCAACTCGCAAATAAAGAGCCCATTTCAGTGGATACCATCAAAAGGATGTATTCATACCTATCCAGGGCAGAGCCTACATTCGAGGATTCAGCACCTGAGGACTGCGGATACGTTTCATTCCTCTTGTGGGGTGGCAAAACTGGTAAGGATTGGGCAGAAAGTAAACTT